CGGTGTATTGCATGTGGCAATAATGGCACAAGCAAACGGCGTTATCCAAAGACCACCGAACCGACTTGGCTGACCTGCCGTATATATGAGCGCATTCTTTACGCCCATCAACCTTGCCGCAACTCTCGCAAACATGGTCTGCTTTCTTTCTAACTACGTCACTGAACCACTTATCTGCCGCATCACGTTTTATTGCCATTCTCAAATTCCTTACTTGGAAATGCTACATAGAGTTTGTACTTCTCAGCTAAGTGCCTGATTATTGTTTCCGCTACCTGTGGCACTTCACTGGTAGTAAGTTGTCTGCTACTTTCATCCTTGTCTGGGAACATGGCTCTTTGCACTGTCATCCATATTAAATCCATTACACTTCTCTCAGTCCAAGGGCATTCAATATCCTTGCTTAAAACTGGGCTACTTACCATACATGGATAACCCGCATCATTGCATCTCTTTGCAATATCTCTGCAAAATTGCCAAAGAGCATTGTTTTGCTTAATGCTTCTTGGCTTGCCTAGCCTGTACTCGAATGTAATATATTTATGTTTCTCATACATCTGCTGTACAAACTCTGTATACATAGAAAGTTTTTTCGGACAATTAACAGTCCAAGCCGCACCATTCATATAAAACGCATCCTCAAATGTTTAGCCATCATCTTTTCACTTGGCGTAGTGCATTGATCAGGGAAACTTCTTTTAATGTTTTGCTCTATCTTTTCCCCGCTTAGAGTAACAAAAGGGTTCTCCATTTTTGGTTGCAAGATTTCATCAGTTATAACTTTCTCTCCATCTACATAAGCACTCTTTCCATTCATTCTATTTCTAATGCTTACAACCAACATTCCCGCAACGTCTGCAATCTCCTGATAGGTATAGTATTCACCATACTCCATCTTGTCAGACTCAGTGCCAACATACTTAAATTTCTTAACATGCCTACCCATTGTCGCAGTCCATATAATATTCTGCAATTGAGCAGTTTTCATTAAATCTATTAACTACAGTAATGGTATTCTTTTTAACTTCATGCCCATCACTTTTCAGCTCATGCACTCGCGCCGCTAGTCTGGTTATCCCAAGCTCATTAAAAGCATTCAGGGTGGTTATCGTTTTACCGCTTTCCAAGTACTCTAAAACTCTATCTGCCTGTGTCATTGCATATCTCCTAATTAGCCCAAGAGCGATCAGTAAGCGCAACTTCAATATCACGCTTCTTAATTTGCTCTGGGTGGTTGGTTGTGGTTTTTACTACTTGTTGCTCAACTTCATCTTCCCACCTTGCATTGTTTAAATAGGTTGATGCATGCGGGATAAATGTTTTGTTTGAATCGCTCCATTCGCCGTACTTAATTCGTAAGGCGATATTCTCAGCAATTAGCCTGACTGTTTCTTCATCTGGCTTTAGCTTACTCCATACCTTTTGCGCTTGTGCTTTACCAACCTTCCTTGGGTAAGCCGCCCAAAATGACTCAAAGTGATCAATATTATTAATTGTAATATTAGTTGTATTATTAACTGTATTATTATCCTTAACAATTTTGCTAACAGGGTGTTGATCATTTTGTTGTGAGGTATTAACAGAATTGCCTATACCCTCTTGGCATAATCGTATATACCTATTGAGGATTTGATTAGTACCTTCTTTGTATTGCATCTCTACAGATACATATCCCCTATCTTTGAGATTGCCTATCCATCGGCTTACAGTAACTTTATCAACCTTGTAAAGCTCAGCAAAATAATTATTACTAGCCCAACAATACCCCTTCTCATTGCATAGCGCAGTTATCTCACCATATAAAAGTTTGGCATTGGCGTTTAGTTTATCGTCATACCTTACATTGGCGGGTATGATCGCATAATAACCCTTATCCATTTTCGCCCGCCCTTATAAATTCACTTACTGGGATTTGAAACAGATCAGACAAGGCTACCAAGGTAGCGCAACTAGGCTCGCGGTGATTGTTTCTGATCAGGCTGATTGTTGCGGGAGATAAGCCGCCCTCTCTTGCTATATCGGCTTGGCTCATACAGTGGGCTTTCATGAAATGATCTAACGATTTATTAATATCCATACAGACTCCTTAGTGATTTGCCTTGATATTAAACTATCGTAAACTAGAATGCAAATAAAAATTGACAAGCGTTAAAGGATCGACTAATATTTAATCTCACAAACAAAAAAGAGGTAGTCATGACACCAATTATATTTAAAGAATATGATTTCAAAAAGGCGGAAACGCAATTTCCCACCATTCAAAAAAACTCTGATAGCATTGAGGTTGAAGCGGTAGCGTGGATTTATGCGCTAGATATTCTTAATAGTGATACAATCCTATTGCAGGAAGCTATTATTGGCGAACACATGGAAAGTATGAAAGATATAGAGGTTTATCATCAAAGGATATTGCAAGCAGTTGCAGAAAACAACTATGAAAAAGTTGGGAAGATTGTTGAAGAAGGGATAGCAGTCATTAAAGATAAGATTGTTGATTACATAAATTATCACCAAGAGCAAATGGAGTATAGATATGTCTGATTTAAACAATATGAGCGACTATGATCGCGGTGAGTATGATTGCATTCATGGGCATCCCGCCAGAGAATGCGAAAACGAAAACTATTACTATGGTTATGGCGATGCGTATGCCAAAGAGCAGTGCAGACCTTATTATAGTGATGAGCAAATGTTAAATATTATGAGGAGTGAAAAATGAGTAGTGTTTGGAATGTGTTATCTGCTATTGATGTATCAAAGCATATAGAGAAAAAGGGGCAGTTGAGCTATCTGTCTTGGGCTTACGCTTGGGGGGTGCTGATGAAGCATTACCCTGAAGCTAGTTACTGTTATTTTGAGCCTAATGTAGACCCTAATGGCACTGTAGAGGTAGAAGTAGAGCTAACCATAGAGGGTATTACTAGGCGTATGTGGCTACCTGTAATGGATAATAGAAATAAAGCAGTAGTAAACCCTTCATCAAGAGATGTTAGTGACGCTAGGATGCGATGCTTAGTTAAGTGTATTGCTATGTTTGGTCTGGGGCATTACATTTATGCAGGGGAAGACTTGCCGCTAGCCGTTTTAGATGCACCTATAACTGAAATACAATCTGCAAAGTTAAAGAAGATGCTTGAAGAGACGCAAAGCGATGTTAAAAAGTTCTGTCAGGTATTTAATGCTAAATCGGTAGATGAGTTATCGGTAGCTCAGTATGATAGGGCTGTTGCAATGTTGGAGAAGAAACGTGCAAATTCTAAAAGCTGAGCAGGGTACTCAGGAATGGTTAGACGCTAGGTTAGGCAGACCAAGTGCCAGTCAGTTTAGCAAGTTAGTCACTACGGCAGGGAAGCCTAGTGCATCTGCTGATGATTATATTAGTGAGATGATAGCTGAAAGGATCACTGGAGAGCGCGAACCAATCTATGTAAATGAATGGATGCAGAGAGGGACAGAGCTAGAGCCTAGAGCCAGAGAAACCTACGAATTTATTTACGATGTTGACGTACAGGAAGTAGGCTTTATACTGGATGACTCAGGGGAGTTTGGCTGTAGTCCTGATGGATTAATTGGTAAGGATGGCGGGGTAGAGTTTAAATGCCCATCTCCTAAAAACCATATAGCATGGAGTAGAAAGGGGAAATGCCCAAGTAAACACTATGCTCAGGTACAGGGCTGTTTGTATATTACAGGCAGAAAATGGTGGGATTTTATGTCATACCACCCTGATATGAAGCCCTTTGTAGTAAGGGTAGAGCGCGATGAGGAATTTATCGCAAAACTGGCAGAGCAAATTAGCTTAGCCGTAGAGGAAATAAAATCAGAAGTGGAGAATTTGAAATGAGTAATAAAATAGGTATTGCAGTAAGTATTGATGTGACTAAGATAGATAAGTCACGCTTGAAAGAAGTAACAAAAAAGGATGGATCAGTAGCAAAGTATCTAAACCTGACTACCTTTATTAATCCTAGTGAAGAAGATCAATATGGCAATCATGGCTTTATTGCACAATCTCAAGAGAAAGAAGAGAGAGAATCAGGTGCAGAGCGACCACCGATTTTAGGTAACTGTAAGGTTATCTATGTAGAGGGCGGACAACCCGCAAAGCAAGATGACTTTTTATCTGAAGACGTACCATTTTAAGGGGTAATTTATGGCTAAGAAAGACGTTAAAAAAGCAATCAAAGATGCTCACAAGCAGGCTGATAAAGCCATTGATGATGCTCAAGAAGACTTGGGCAAAGTGTTTAGTTGGTTGCATGCAAGTAGATCATTCACAAACGCGGAATTATTGGTTATCTCAGTTGGTGTAATAGCCACTGTAGCAACCGCATTACTCCTCTAGTCAAGGCGCAAGCCTGTGTATCTGGAGTGGTTCACCAGAGGCTAAAACGAACCATTACATTTTGGTATATAATATATAAAAAAACAGCATTAGAATTTAAACATTGGAATCACTATAATACGCCCGCGAGGTAAGAGAATGACCAAGCATCTTGTAATACCTGATACCCAAGTTAAACCTAACCAACCTATTGACCATCTAAGATGGGCAGGATTGTATGCTGTTGACAAAAAACCAGATGTTATCGTTCATTTGGGCGACCACTTTGATATGCCAAGCCTCTCACGCTTTGATGTCGGGTCGCGCTCATTTGCAGGTAGAAGATACACCGCAGATATTGAGTCAGGCATCAGGGCAATGGAAGCCTTTATCGACCCCATCAGGCAGGAACAGAAAAGACTCATTAAAAATAAGCAAAAGCAATGGAATCCAAGAATGGTCTACACTCTCGGAAACCATGAACAAAGAATTGAAAGAGCTATTGAAGCCGATGAAAAACTTGAGGGATTAATATCCTATGATGACTTCAAGTTAGATGAGTTTGGTTTTGAGGTTTATGACTTTCTTGATGTAGCAGTTGTAGATGGGATAGCCTACTCTCATTACTTTACTTCAGGCGTGATGGGCAGACCTTGTAGCTCAGCTAAGGCAATGCTATCCAAAAAATATATGAGTTGTGTATGCGGGCATATTCAAGACAGAGATATAGCCTATGGCAGAAGAGCTGATGGCAAAAATATGCTTGGATTATTCTCTGGAATCTTTTACCAACACGATGAATCGTACCTTACGCCGCAAACCAATGGCAGTTGGCGGGGAATTTGGATGTTGAATCAGGTAGAAGATGGAAGTTGTGATGAATTGCCTGTATCAATGGAATATCTAAGAAATAAATACTCTGAGAGCTAATATAAGCCGTTCTCAGGGCTTTTCTCTTACTAGGTAGGGTGATTGTATAGGGTAAAAAAAAGGGAGCTTAAAAGCTCCCCTAGGTGGGTTAAATATTAAGCGGCTCTTTTCCTCTTCTTAGCCGCTTCAAGTTTTTTATGCCATTCCCACCATTTGTCCCTTGCGGCGTTGATTTCATCATCTTGAAAAAGAATATCATCCCATCTTTTCTTTTCCGCCTTGGTGAAGCATTTCCGCATCAACTGACTGACTACAATTTGAGCGGCTAGCTCTTCATCAAATCTGGTATGCCAAATTTCAGACTCATCCTCTATTAAATAGATTTCATAGCGGGTGACTTGGGCGGCACTCTCCCAGTCAGAGAGAAGCATGGTTTTATATATATCGATCTTTTTCATTTTCTAAACTCCTAAAAAGTAACAGGCGATTAAGATAGTGCCACTGATAACCAGTAGCACTCCTGAGATAGTTTCTAACGCATCAAGGATTTTTCTTTTCCTTTCTTGGGCGGCGAATCGTTTTTGGGCTAAATATCTATTAGCTCTGGAATTTCTCTCATATAGGCTCATTCTTCATCCCCCCCATTAAATGAATAATCTTTGATCTCTTCCAGTAGATCATCCAAGCGGCGTTCAAAATCGAAAATCTCTTCTGCCCATTTGGGGTGATTATTCTCATCAAGGTTTTTTCTGATAACTTCAAAATGGCAAGATGCATGCCAGATCGCGCCTTCAATATTATTTGATCTCAGCTCATCAGAGAGATCGCAAAAGTATTTAATTTTCATAATAACTCCTAGTAATTTAATTATTGGGTCTTACTACGCCCAAGCGGGCGTTTCGATTGATCCCCACCAATCTCATCAGGTAAGTTAAGCGGCTTGCTGAATCTCCATTTCAGCATTTTCCATCATATACAAAACCGCCTTGGATGCTAGACTGGCGGCTTTTACAAGGTGCTTGGGGTCTTCCTTCAAGACTTTGAGCCAATTGGCTATGTAGTTTTCATGCTGTAGCCCTTCATATGGAACGCCCAGAAGGTTGCCGCCCATAGCCGCACCAAGCTCCGCAACCAACTCTTCGAAGGCGTAAGCGGTAGAGCCAAAACCTGAGAGCTTTTTTAATCTATCTAGGCGGTCGCTATGCCCCGTCCAATGCGTTAGCTCATGGAGTAGAGTTGCATCATGATTTGCAACATCCCTAAAAGCATCAACACTGGGCATTTTAATTAAATCCAGAGAAGGAATGAAACAGGCGCGATCTCCGCCATAATCTACAGTAGCACCAAGGCGATCAGCAAGATCATTTGCTAGCCCTTCTCCCTTTTCTGGCGGCTTGTATTCCTTTAATCCTTCAAGCCCTTCAATCTGGGCAACATTCCAGACCGCGAAACATTTATTAATAAAACCAGTCTTTTCTTCTTGGGTTTGTTTGTCTTTATAGACTGAGCGCGATATAAACCAAACATATTCGCAACCACCATTTGGATCAGTCTTCTTGGGTACTTTACCGCCCAGACTGGTTGCCTGTTTATAGGTGAGCCATCCATTGCAACCAAACTTCTCACTCTTATAGCTGAGATTCATCCAGTTGATCCCAGAGTATGGTCTACCAGTTGCGGCATTGTGAGGTACAGAGCCATCTGCCAGAGTAGACCAAGGCTTTTTCCAATTTTCAGCGTGTTCCAGATTCGCAATAATGCGATTGGTTACTTCTTCGAACATTTCTTCATATTTCTTCATTGTTGTTTCTCCTATCCTAGCAAAATAATATCCAGTGCATTGTAGCCCTGAATGCGTAGTGTTTGGTCTGTATCTAAGCATAGACCAGTAAAATCAGAATCCAGATCAGTGCCAGCCGCAACAAATACGCGAAGCTCCGCATCTGGGAAGACAATCAAATAATCATTTCCAAAACCATCCATAAATACAACCCTTTATTAAGTAAGTGAGGTATTAAATATATAC